CTCACTGCCATTGGACCTTTGTTGCCGGATGCACCAATGATGTGTAACGATAAAAGCAAGGAAACAATAATAACAATGCTTGCGGGCAGACACCTTGCTCAAACTTACCCAGTTGATCTCGATGAATGGCCGAAGTTTGTTTCATTTTTCAAAAAGTTTTGGCTCAGAGTGATTTCACGCAAATATGGTGAAGGAGTTCGACCGGTGTTGCAGATACCTGAATTGGGAGAATGGAATAACACCGATCGATTTGAGCCATGGAAAGTGAAAGAAAACGACAAAGCAGATTGGGTGATGCGCACCACTCCAGTTGACAAAGCGACAGCCTGGAGGTGGGCAAAATTTGGGTGTTTCCCAAAAGTTGAAAAGACTGAGAAGAGCGATGCCTTTGGTGTTAAGCCGGACTTCAAACCAAGATCAATAGAAACGGCTAAACCAGAGGCTAGAGTCGCCACAGGCAGAAAGTTTTATGCCTTGCAAAAAGCCATTGAAGAGATGTTACCTTCCCACATTCAAATGGCTACGGGGATGAACCCCGCCACGCTCTCAGACTTTTATGCGCGTCACTTCAACAAGCCACAGGTAGGATGGGATGATTTTACCCTCTACGATTCGTCTGAATGCAAAGAGTTGCAGGATTTAGACGAATGGTTGTATCGACAATTTGATTTTGAGGGAGATCAGTATGTCTGCGATTGGGCAGATCTCATCCGCCATGCCCAGACGGTCATCGGTGGCTATGGGCCGTACGGAGTGAAGTTCGAGGTGAGAGGCACTCTCAAATCTGGTGTTGCTGACACCTGCCTCTCGAACTCGGTTAACAACATTGCGGCCCATTGCTATGCTATATTTCGTGACAACGGGGAGAATTGGGACATCATATTCAACGGTCACAGTATGGCCATGGTAGTGTTGGGTGACGACAATATTTTGAATGTGCAACAAGGCGTGCGTTTGTCTCGAGTTCCAACGTTTATCTCTCAGTTGGGCCTGATACCAAAATTCTTCTTCTCTTACGACGACACTGAAATGACATTTCTCAACATGAGACCTTATCCAGCCAAAAAGGTCATTCATTTCAGAAGCAAGAAACGTTTGACAGTTGTTCCTCATCTCTTTTACTGCGGAATGGACAAGTGGGCGGTCACTTGTTCGTCTTATACATTGTTGACTGACGATATTCCGAGTAATTGGGAAAAGGTTGAGATGATCGAGGTTGCGAATGACCAGGAAGCCCAGCATATCTTGGATGCGAGACATGTGGAGGCACGGTTTGGCCCGAAGATTGCTAGACTGATTGCCCGATTGGGGGTTTCCACTGAACCTAGAGAACAATGGCAAAGTTATCTGTGCGGAGTGGCGCGTGCGTTTGCTTTTTCGACTAACCACATACCCATGTTACGGAGTTATATACAGCGTGTGATGTGGTTGATGCGACATTTTAACCGAGGGTTTGAGAAATCGTTCAAGTT